GGCATCTTCTTCTCCCTCTTGTGGATGTTGCTGGGGACAGCCTGTGGACAACTTGGGGACGACCTGTGGAAAACCTGTGGATTCGGCCGGAAACGGTCCGGGTCTAGTCTGAACCTGTGGGAATCGTTGTGGACAAGCTGGGGATGACCTGTGGGTAGGCCGGCGAAGCCGAAGGGCGTCGGTCCGGTGCTGGCCGGATGGCTGGTCACCAGGCGTGGCGACGACGACTGGTGCGACGACCTCGAGCCGCTGGCCGAGCTGGCGACGGCGGTGGCTGCGAGCATCGACGCCGGCGACGTGTCGGGTCCGCTGGTGAAGGAGCTGCGGGCGTTGCTCGCCGAGCTGCGACGGGAGGAGGTTGCCGGTGACGCCTTCGAGCTCCTCGCTGCCGAGCTGTCCGCCGCGGTTCACGTCGAGTCGGACTGACCGACCGTCGCACGGTCCGGCGGTGGCGATCATCGCCGAGCGCCTGGGCACGCCGCTGATGCCGTGGCAGCAGCATGTCGTCGACGTGGCGTTGGAGTTCGACCCGGAGTCCGGTCTGCTGGTGTACCGGGACGTGACGGTGACTGTGCCACGCCAGTCGGGCAAGACGACGCTGATGATGGCCGTCATGGTGTGGCGTGCGTTGCACCAGCCGGGAGCCCGGATCGTCTACACGGCCCAGGACGGTCAGGCTGCCCGCAAGAAGTGGCGGGACGATCAGGTGCCGATGCTCGAGGCGTCGACGCTGGCGGGGCTGTATGACATCCGGTGGTCGAACGGCGACGAGTCGATCCGGTGGCACAACGGCAGCCTGCATGAGGTGCTGTCGCCGACGGACCGTGCGGGCCACGGCCGGCAGATCGACCTGGCGGTGGTCGACGAGGCGTTCGAGTTCAAGGACCACCGGCTGGACCAAGGGTTCTCACCGGCGATGATCACTCGTCCGGAGCCGCAGATGTGGGTGATCTCGACGGCCGGTCACGCCGAGTCGACCTACCTGAAGGCGAAGGTGGAGCGTGGTCGTGACGCCGTGCGGGATGGCGTCGACTCGGGGCTGGCGTACTTCGAGTGGTCGGCCGACAGCGAGGACGACCCGTCGGACCCGAAGACGTGGTGGCGGTGCATCCCGAGCCTCGGCCGCACGATCCCGGTGGAGAGCATCGCCGCTGAGCAGCTGTCGAAGGAACCGGCCGAGTTTGAGCGTGCCTACCTGAACCGGTGGACGGCGCAGGCGTTCGCCAGCAAGATCCCGGCCCGCAGCTGGGAGGCGTGCGCCGGGGACGTGTCGCCGGGTGTCGACGGTGTGGTGTTCGCTGTGGACGTGGCACCGGACCGGGCGATGTCGTCGATCGTCGTGTGCGACGGAACGGTGTTCGAGCTCGCCGACCGCCGGCCGGGCACCGAGTGGGTCGTGTCCCGGTGCATTGAGCTGAACGACCGCTACTCGCCGAAGGCGTTCGTGGTGGACGCTGCGGGCCCGGCGTCGACGTTCGTGCCGGAGATGGAGGCGGCTGGTCTGCGGGTCGAGACGACCGGGCCGCGCCAGATGGCGTCGGCCTGCGGCCGGTTCTATGACGCCGTGGCGAACCGGCGTGTGCGCCACACCGACCAGGTCGACATGACGACGGCGGTGGCGGGTGCGGCGACCCGCAAGCTGGGTGACGCATGGGCGTGGTCGAGGTCGTCGTCGGCGGTCGACATCTCGCCGCTGGTCGCAGCGACATTGGCCTTGTGGGGTGCCACTACTCTGGATGACGAGGTGCAGAAGCCTGCGCCCGTGTTCGCCTACTGAGCCGAGGACCATGGATCTGTTCGCCACGCTGCTCGAGCTGCTCGGTGTGGTGCTGATCGTGCTGGCCGCATGGCTCGTCACGCCGCCGCTCGGCATCGCCGTGACGGGTGCGGCGCTGGTGACGGTCGGCTACCTGCTGGAGCGTGACTGATGGGACTGTTCCGACGTGCTGCACCTGAGCAGCGCAAGTTCTCGGCTGATGACGTGCTGGCGATGATGAACGACCGTCGCCGCACCGGCACGATGCCGCCGGTCGTGACGACCGACTCGGCGATGCGACTATCAGCGGTGTGGGCGTGCATCCGTCTGCTGGCCGGGTTGGGTTCGACGCTGCCGCTCGACCAGCAGCGTCGCCGTGACGGCCTGACGGTCGACGTGCCGAGGTCGGTCCTGTTCGATCGGCCGCAACCGGGTGTGACGCTGTCAACCTGGCTGTATCAGGTGTGGTCGTCGTTGCTGACCGCCGGCAACGCCTACGGCCTGGTGACGTCGGTCGGTGCGAACGGCTATCCGACGACTGTCGAGCTGTTGGACCCGTCGGTGGTGCAGTGGCGGGCCGACGAGCGGGACGGCTGGGTGGTGACGGTCGACCGTCAGGACATGGGGCGGTACCCGGAGGGTCCGCTGTGGCATGTCCCGATCTTCACGATGCCGGGTGCACCCTACGGCCTGTCGCCGGTGCAGCACGCCAAGCAGACGATCGCCGGCGGGCTGTCGGCCGAGCGGTTCGGGACGGACTTCTTCACCGGCGGCGGGACGCCCAACGCCATCCTGTACTCGGACACCGAGCTGACCCAGGAGCAGGCGCAGGGGATCAAGTCTGCGTTCGTCGGGTCGACCGCCGGGAACCGGGAGCCTGCGGTGATGGGTGCCGGTCTGCGCTACGAGCGAATCAGCGTCGCACCGGATGAGGCGCAGTTCCTCGACCAGCAGCGGTTCACCGTCGAGCAGATCGCCCGGATCTACGGCATCTTCCCGGAGATGATCGGTGGTGCCACGTCCGGGTCGTCGGTGACCTATGCCAACCGTGAGCAGCGGGCGGCCGACTTCCTGACGTTCGGGCTCATGCCGTACCTGATTGCGCTTGAAGATGCCATGTCTGGATTGGTCCCCCAGCCGGACCGAATCAAGTTCAACCTCGACGGTGTGCTCCGATCGGACCTGACGACTCGCTACAACGCTCACGCCTCGGCCATCCGAGCCGGTTGGCTGAGCGTCAATGAGGTCCGACAGATCGAAGATCGTGAGCCCGTGCCCGGTGCCGATGAACTGCTGTGGCCGCCGTACCGAGCATTCCCCGTGGAAGCCGACTCGGACGCACCGGCTGCGACCGACGACGAGGAGCCGGTCTGATGCCTTGGGAGATCGTCCAGGAGGACCCGGCGTGTCCGGCGTCCAGGCCGTTCGGGGTGCACAAGCTCGACGACGGCGAGCTCGAGGGGTGCCACGCCACCTACGCCGATGCCGACGACCAGATGTCGGCGCTCTACATGGCCGAGGGTGAGGACGACGAGCGGGCCGCTGACGACACCTACACGCCGCCGCAGGGTGTGCAGGATGCCGCTGCCCGTGCGTTGGAGTGGATCGCCGAAGGTTTGGCCGGCGACGGGTTCACCGACGTTGGCCGGGCGCGTGCCGCCCAGCTGGCCGCTGGCGAGACTGTGAGCCGGGAGACGGTCGGCCGGATGGCCAACTACTTCGGCCGCCACGCCAGCGACCGTGACGCCGAGGGCTTCGACCGGGGTGAGGACGGCTATCCGACGCCGGGCCGTGTGGCGTGGGACGCCTGGGGTGGGGACGCCGGGCGGGACTGGTCGACGAGCATCGTGGCGTCGGACAACGATGACAGCGACGAGCGCAACGGCGAGGAGTCGATGTACCCGCTGTCGCCACGTCAGCAGGCGCAGTACGAGGTGACCGAGCAGCTCGTCGAGGTCTTCGGCATGTTCGATCAGGGCGTCGGTGCCGACGGTGCGCACTACGTCGCCGAGTCGCCGTTCGCCGACGAGGGCATGGTCTGTGCCAGCTGCGTGTTCTACGAGGGGCCACGGGCCTGCGAGGTCGTGTCCGGCGACATCGCACCGGAGGGGATCTGCAAGCTGTGGGTCATCCCGGAGGAGCTGCTCGGTGTGGAGCCGACGACCGTCCCGGACGAGGCACCTACCATGGAGGTCGGGGACACGATGGACGACTACCGACGGACCGACGAAGGCATGGAGACACCGGAGCGTGAGGTCCGGCGCGTCGAGCGTCTGGAGCTGCGCCAGTCCGAGGACGGCCTGCCGGTGCTCGAGGGGTACGCCACGGTCTACGACTACCGCTACGACATCGGCGGTGGCCCCGAGGCCGGCGGTTTCTCCGAGGTGATCGCCAAGGGTGCGGCGGCCAAGTCTGCCAAGGAAGCGGACGTGCGCCTGCTGGTCAACCACGACGGCGTCCCGCTGGCCCGCACCAAGTCCGGGACGCTCGAGTTGGAGTCGGACGACATCGGCCTGAAGGTCCGGGCGACGCTCGATCCGACGAACCCTGCGGCCCAGGAAGTGCGCTCTGCGATGGAGCGTGGGGACCTCGATCAGATGAGCTTCGCCTTCCGGGTCATGCGTGAGTCGTGGAACGGACTACTCGGAGCGGACGATCTCCGAGGTCAAGCTGTTCGACGTGTCGGTCGTGACCTACCCGGCCAACCCGTCGACCGTCGTCAAGCTGCGGGCCGACGACGAGGAGGCCGAGCAGGCCGACGAACAGCCCGCCGGACGCAGCGTGACCCAGGCCCGACGGCAGCAGGCTGTCGATGCGTCCCGGAAGCGACGGTAGTCTGTACGCAAGAGGACTGCGCCGACGATCGGCCGTCGACCACGCCGGGGTTCGCCCCACCTGGTCGGCACCGCAGAGTCACCCGGTCGGTTCACATCCCTACGACCCTGTGAGGTTCACCATGTTGGAGCAGATCCGCTCCCTGATCGCCAAGGCGCTCGACGACCGTGACGCCGCGGCCGAGGCCGTCGAGGCCATCCTGTCCGCTGCCGAGACCGAGGGCCGCTCCGAGCTGTCCGCAGACGAGGCCACCAAGTTCGACGCCGCACGCGCCGAGCTGCGGTCCATCGACGACCGCATCGACGAGCTCACCGCCCGTGAGGCCGAGCTGGTCGAGCTCGACGAGCGCAAGGCCAAGGCCGACGAGGCCCGGAAGGCACTCGGTGTGCCGACGGTCCAGGTCGGTCGCGAGGAGCGGACCTACCGGCCCGACAGCCAGCACAACTTCCTGCAGGACGCCTACCGGTCGACCATCCTCCGGGACGCCGAGGCGACCGAGCGGGTGCAGCGGGCCCGGGCCGAGGCGCTCGTCGACTACCGGTCCACCACCGGCAACTTCGGCGGACTCGTCGTCCCGCAGTACCTCACCGACCTGTACGCCCCCAACCTCGAGTCGGGTCGTCCGTTCCTCAGCAACGTCACCTCGGTGCCGCTGCCCGAGGCCGGCATGACCCTCACCATCCCGAGGGGCCTCACATCAACCACGGTCGCGGCGCAGGCGACGGAGAACACCGGCGTGTCCAACACGACGATGACCGAGTCGGACCTGACGGTCCCGGTGCGGACGTTCGCCGGCCAGCAGGTCGTGTCCCGCCAGGCCGTCGACCGGGGCACCGGCATCGCCAGCATCCTGCTGTCGGACCTGTTCGCCGAGTACGCGACGAGGGTGAACCTCTCGGCGATCTCCGGTGACGGGACCGGCGGTAGCCACTGGGGCATCCTCAACACCACGTCGGTGCAGACCGCAGCGTTCACCGGGACCACCGGTGCGTCGCTGATGACGTCGATCCACAACGCCGTCGGCAAGGTGAACGCCAGCCGCTTCGCCGCTGCGGACCTCATCGTGATGCACCCCCGCCGGTGGGCGTTCCTGTGCGCCGCCTCCGACACGTCGAACCGGCCGTTCGTGCAGGTCGACGGTCCGGGCTTCAACGCCCAGGGCAACGGTGCGGCGGCCGGCTACGGCGTCGTCGGCAGCCTCGTCGGCATCCCGGTCGTGACCGACGCCGGCATCCCGACGAACCTCGGAGCCAGCACCGACGAGGACCGGATCATCGTCACCCGCCGCCAGGACGTCCTGTTCATGGAGGACGCTTCGGCTCCGGTGGGCCTGACGTTCGAGGAGGTCAAGGGCGACCAGCTGTCGGTGCAGATGGTCGTGTTCGGCTACTCGGCCTTCACGGCCGGCCGCTACCCGGTGGCCACCTGCGTCGTGACCGGGACGGGCTTCAAGAACGTCCTGAGCTGACGCCTCCCCCTGACTGCCACGTCCGATGCGGGCCGGGTCACCTTCGGGTGGCCCGGCCTTCGTCGTTCAACTGTTAGCGTGCTCGCCATGACAGAAGGCGCAGACCGGCATCCGGGTCGTGCACTGCTGGCGTTCCCGTCGAGCGGCCACGACATCTCCACTCGGTTCCTCCGCAGCTACGTCGAGCTGGACGTGTTCGACCGGGAGCGGGCGGTGCAGGCGTGGGAGGCGCTCGGCTGTCCCGAGTCGCCGACACCGATCGACCTGCGGCTGCTGTGGAACTACGTCGCCATCGAGGCCGGTGCGAATCTGGCGAAGGCCCGGAACCGGCTGGTGGTCGAGTTCCTCGACAACACGCCCGAGGCCGAATGGCTGTGGTTCGTCGACTCCGACATGGTGTTCAAGCCGGACACGCTGCACCGGCTGATCGCCCGTGCCGTCGAGTGTGACGTCAAGATGCTCGGGGCCCTGTGTGTGATCGTGACGGCCGAGGGTGCGGTGCCGACCATGTTCATCGACGACGACGAGGCCATCACCAGGGTGATGCTCGACTACCAAGACAACGTCGTCGGCGAGGTCGCTGCGACCGGCACCGGCTGCCTGCTGGTGCACCGTGACGTGCTCGAGGACATGCGGCTGAAGCGTGGCGGGTCGATCCACTCATGGTTCGGCTACGACCAGTTCACGACCGACGCCGGCGAGTGGGAGCTGGGCGAGGACCTGAGTTTCTGCCTGCGGGCCCGTGAAGCCGGGTGGAAGGTGTACGTCGACACGACGCTGCACGTGGGCCACCACAAGGGTGCGAAGGTGTGGTGGCCCGAGGACGCCCGCACCGATCCGGTGCCTGCGGACTACTTCATGGGTGACGGTGACGCCCGTCGGGACATCGCCGGATGACGCTGGAGCTCGACAGCACCGGCAGCTACCGGCACCTGGACGATCCGGGCGAGCCGACGACCGGTGACCCGAGGCTGTCGGTGACCGACGAGGAGGCGGCGATCCTGTCGGTGCTTGCGCATGGCCGCACGGTCATCGAGTTCGGTACCGGCTTGGGAGTGTCGACCCGTGCACTGGCGCAGACCGCTGAACTGGTCTGCACGGTCGATGTCGACGAATGGGTGCAGGACACCATCTGGCCGAACCTGCCCGTCAACGTGGTGTGCCACACCGACCGGGCCGAGCTGCCGACCGAGGCCGACATGGTGTTCATCGACGGCGACCATTCGCTCGAGGGGACACAGGCCGATGTGCGTGACGCCATGCGCCTCGCCACGCAGCTGGTCGTCATGCACGACATCGCCTCCGACGTGGTGCGTTCGTGCTGCGGACCGGACTGGCTGTTCATCCCGACGACGCACGGCCTAGGTGTCCTGTGGCGCTGATCGACTTCCGGCCGGGCCCTGACGCTGCCCGGTACCTGCTGGCTGCGGAGGGCAAGCGGGTGGCGTTCCCGTTCAACGTCCGGTGGCTGCTGCCTGCGTTGTGCGGCACGGACGTTGCGGCATGGTGGGTGGCATGGGGTCTGTCGTGGCCGGCGCTCGCCGGTTCACTGGTCTGGTGGGCGCGTGGGTTGGGCGCGTCGTGGCCGGTGGCGCTGGCCACGGCGGTGCTCGTCGTTGCGTTGCCCGGTGTGCTGCAGCCGCACTCCACCTGGCCGGTCGGGGTCGACCTGCCGGCGATGGCCGTCTCGGCGCTGTCGGCAGCCTGTTTTGTCAACGGCCAGCCGGTGCTGGGGTTCGTGTTCGCCGTGTGGGCCGTCACGATCAAGGAACAGGCACCGGTGTGGATCGCCCTGTGGGCGTGGACGCCGTGGCCGCTGCTGGTGCTGCCGCTGGCCGGGGTCGCCTACCTGGTCCGACGGCCGCAGATCGACAGCGTGACCGCCCTGCCGCTGCTGCGGCGGGTGCACGACCATCCGGTCCGATCAGCGTTCGAGCACCGCAAGCAGGCCGGTGGGTGGCGCAACTTCTGGCTCATGGCGGCACCGTGGTCGGTGGGCCTCGTCGCCCTGCTGGAACCGTCGGCGCAGCTGGTCGTCTGCCTGCTCGTTGGCTACGGGGCGCTGTTGGTCGCCACCGACACCGTCAGGGTCTACCAGCCGCCTGCTGCGCCTGTGGTGGCCCTGGTGGCGTGTGGGGTGATCCCTGAGCGGTGGCTGCCGCTGGCGCTGGTGGCTGCGGTCCTGTGGTGGCGACCACCGGTGCTGGGATGAGGCTGTCCATCGTCATCCCGACGACGGGCCGGGACACGCTCGAGCGGGCGATCCTGTCGGCGGCGGCGTGCGCCGACGAGGTCGTGGTCGTCGCCGACGGTGCGCCCCACATCGGTGCGACCGTGCACGTCGACGTCGGTGCGCCCGGTCTGGCCCGGAACGCCGGCGTGGAGGCGTGCACCGGCGATTGGATCGGGTTCCTCGACGACGACGACGTGGTGATCCCGGACCTGTACCGGGCGAACGTGGAGCCGCACCCGGCTGCCGACATGGTGGTGCACCCGATGCTGCACCCGGACCTGGGTCCGGTGCCACGGCCCGGCTCGGACCCGATCGTGCACGGGAACGTGGGGATCAGCTTCACGGTCAAGCGTAGACTGGCCCTACAGGAACCGATGCTGCCGGGCCCGCCACGCTGCGCCAGCATCGAGGACTACGAGTACGTCAGGCGGTTCGTCGACCGGAAGCGGATCGTCGTGATGGCCCAGCAGATCGCCTACATCGTCAGACCGGAGCAGCATCGATGGCCACGAACGCATACCTGACGCTCGAGGAGCTGCGCAGCTACGTCGGTGTGTCCGCTGCCAGCGACACCGCCGACCTCGACGACGTGCTGACCGCTGCGTCCCGGATGGTCGACCGGTACTGCGGGCGGCACTTCTACCAGGCGACCGCCGAGGCCCGTGAGTTCGACGTGGACCGTGACGGCTACACGGTGACCCTCGGGCCGTTCAATGACCTCGTGTCGCTCACGACGTTCGCCTACGACAACAACGACGACGGCACCTACGAGTCGACGATCAGCGCATCCGGCTACCAGTTGCTGGCACCGCCGCAGGGTCAGGCACCGGCACAGTGGCCGTACCAGCAGATCCGGGTGCTCACCACGACGGTCCTGCCGTATGCGCCGACGGCACTCGGCAGGGTCGGCCTGGTGCGCCTGACGGGCACTTGGGGCTGGCCGGCGGTCCCGCCCGAGGTGAAGCAGGCGACCCGCATCCTCGCCGCCGAGCTCTACAAGCTGGCCGATGCGCCGATGGGCGTGGCGGGCTTCGGGGAGTTCGGGGTCGTGCGTCTCGGCCGTCAGCTGCCTGCGCGAGCCCAGCAGCTGCTGCAGCCGTTCCGGCATCCGCTGAACGTGGGGCTGGCCTGATGGCGACGCTCGGCGATCTGCGGGAGGCGCTGCTGGTGAAGCTGACCGACGCCTACCCGGCGTTCAACATCTATCGGCTGCCACCCGACACGGTCGAGGCTCCGGCGATCATGGTCGGCGGGTTCCAGATCGACACCGGGACGTTCGCCGACGCCAACCTGCGGACGACCGCCGATCTGACCGTGGTGGTCTCCCGGCGTCACGTCGACCAGGTCGACGCCCTCGACGAGCTGCTGTCGCCGTCGGGGTCGCTGTCGCTGTGGGCGCTGTTCGACGATGACCCGACGCTGAACGACGCCGTGGCGTTCTGCAGCGTGTCGGGTGCTGGCGAGTACCGGGAACTGGTGATCGGCGACGTCGGCTACTACGCCGCCACCGTGAACCTGTCGATCATGGTCTGATGGGTACGTCGACGAGCAGCGCCCAACTGGCCCGGAAGCTGGCCAAGTTCGCAGGCGACATGCCGAACCTGAACAAGCGGACGACCGGCTTCGCTGCGCTGAAGATGAAGGAGGCCGTCCTGAAGGAAGGTCGGCGGGACACCGGCGACCTGCGGCTGTCCAAGTGGGGCAAGCGTGGACTGAGGATCAACGCCGGCTACGACGTGCAGGGTACGACGAACGCCACGGCGCTGCTGCGGGCCCGGCCGCAGGGTCCGTGGAAGGTGCTCGAGTACGGCACACAGACCGCCGGCGGCTACCTGATCGGGTTGGGTCGCACCGGCCTGAGTCGGTCGGACTCCGGTCGTGCCCGTGTCAATCGGAACCGTGCCTACCGTCGGGCCAATCAGAAGTTCCTGAAGGGCCAGGGCTACGCCCATCCGGTCCGTGGGCCGATCGTGCATCCGGGCGTGAAGCCCAAGAACACGTGGAGCCGGGGCGTGCGCCAAGGCCAGCCTGAGGCCGTCAAGGTGTTCCGAACGTCCTATGTCCGGGCGCTCGGGAGCCAGTTCGGGCCGTGAGGGCGCTGGTCGTCAATCCGGGACCGAACTTCTCGGTGGCCGACGTGGCGCGGGGCTGGGCCAAGGGCCTGGCCGCCTGCGGGGTCGACGTGCGGACGTTCGAGCTCGACAAGCTGCTCGACTACTTCGCCTACGCCTACACCGACCGGGACGGCGAGATCGTCAAGACGCACACCGAGACGGAGGCGATCCAGCTCGCCGCCGGCCAGATCAAGGCGGCGTGCTACGACTGGTGGCCGGACATCGTGCTGGTCGTCTCCGGGTTCTTCATGTACCCGCAGCTCGTCGAGATCATGCGTGCCCGGCACCGGCACGTGGTGCTGCTGTGCACTGAGTCGCCCTACGAGGACGAGACGCAGCTGACCAAGGCTGCGTGGTACGACGCCGTCGTGGTGAACGACCCGACGAACCTGGACGCCTTCAGCGAGGCGTGTGACGGCCCGGCGCTGTACGCACCGCACGCCTACGACCCGCAGGTCCACTACCGGGCACCGGCCCCGCACCATGCGGACGTGTCGTGGATCGGGACGTGCTACCCGAGCCGGGCCCGGTTCCTCGAGCAGGTCGACTGGTCGGGCCTGGACGTGAGCTTCGGCGGCAACTTCAAGGATGCACCTGAGTGCCTGCTGCAGTTCGTCGGTCACGACCCCGAGGACTGCGTGGACAACGACGTGACCGCCGAGGTCTATCGGGGCAGCCTGGCGAGCTTCAACATCTACCGAGCCGAGACGAACGGCCAACTGTCCGACACGGCTGACGGGTGGGCGATGGGGCCACGGGAAGTGGAGATGGCCCGTTGCGGGCTGTGGTTCGCACGCCAGTCCCGGCCCGAGTCGGACGAGGTGTTCCCGATGCTGCCGACGTTCACGACACCCGAGGAGCTGGGCGATCAGCTCAGGTGGGCCATCGCCAACCCGCAGGCACGTATGATGGCAGTGGAGCGAGCCGCCGCTGCGGTGGAGGATCGCACCTTCGACACCAACGCCGGACGCCTGCTGAGGGCGCTCGGCCTCTGACCAGGGAGTACCGATGGCAGCACCGATTACGGGGCGCAACGGCCGGCTGTATGTCGACACGTCGGCAGCGGCGAACGGGTCGGCCCAGCCGATCTCCAACTTGAACAGCTTCAGCGTCAACCAGACCTCGGACCGTACCGAGGTCACGTCCTTCGGCGACACGACCAAGGCGTACGTGGCCGGTCTCAAGGACGCCCAGGGCGACTTCTCGGGATTCTGGGATGCCGCCGGCACCCTGACCCAATATGTCGCCGACGGGTTGGCTCGAAAATTCTACCTATATCCGCAGGCCGGGTCGGCTCATCAGTCGACGTACTGGTTCGGGACGGCGACCTTCGACCTGACCACGACGCAGACGGTCGGCGGTGCGGTCGAGTCCTCGGGCAGCTGGGCGGCGTCCACGTCCGTCGGCTACGTCCAGGCCTGATAGGTGGCGACCTTCGCAGTCAACACTCCCAACGGGCAGGTCCGTCTCATGGATCTGCCGCTCGAGACGTTCGCCGTCATCGAGCAGGAGACAGGGCTGCGGTGGGTCGACGTGATCGTCGCACCCGCCAGCACCGCCAAGACTGCGATGGTCGTCTACCGGTTGGCGTGCGAGCATGTCGGCGCTGAGGTCAAGCAGCTGACACCGCAGATGCTCGTCGCCGACCCGCCGATCTTCGAGCAGGTTGAGGACGATCTGCCTGAGGTCTACGAGGGCGGCGTCCCAAAATCGGAGGGCGACCCGGAGACGACTGGGTAGTCGTCATGGCACGTCGGTTCCACTGGCCACCCGACGTGACACGCCGACAGTCGCTCCGTGACCTGCGGCTCCTGAACGACAGCGAGATGTGATGGCAGGCTTCACCGAGCGACTCCAGATCCTGATCGACGGCAACGCTCAGGGTGCCATTCGTGAGTTCCAGAAGGTCGGAGCGGCAGCTGATCGGGAGCTCGGTCGCACTGAGGACAAGCTGGAGCGGCTCAGCAACCGTCTGACGGGCATCGGCACCGGCCTGCTGGCCGGCGGTGCTGTCGCTGTGACCGGGCTGAAGCAGCTCGCCGACTCTGCCAGCGCCTACTCCGAGCAGGTGAGTGCTGCCACGGTCACGTTCGGCGAGGAGGGTGCGGCGCAGCTCGAGGCGTTCGCCGCGGCTGCGGCCGACACGGCCAACATCTCCAAGACCGAGGCGACCAAGGCTGCGAACAGCTTCGCCACGTTCGCACGTCAGGCCGGGCTGACCGGTGAGTCGGCGGTCAAGTTCTCGACCGACCTGGTGCAGCTCGCCGGCGACATCTCGTCGTTCCGGGACATCTCGGTCGCAGACGCTCTGGCGGCGCTCCAGTCCGGTCTGGCAGGCGAGGGCGAGCCGATTCGGCGTCTCGGTGGCGACATCTCCGAGGTCGCCCTGAAGGCCGAGTACCTGGCCCTGACCGGCGAGGAGGTGACGGGCTCGCTGACGACCCAGCAGAAGGTGTTGGCGATCAACAGCAAGCTGTTCAAGGACTTCGAGCTGGCGCAGGGCGACGTCATCCGCACGTCGGACAGCCTCGCCAACCAGACCCGGAACGCCCAGGCCGAGTTCGAGAACCTCAAGATTGAGCTGGGCGAGCAGCTCACACCGATCTTCGCCACGGTCGTGGGTGGTGTCAGCAACCTGATCGGCAGCCTGCAGGGTCTGCCAGACCCGATCCGCAACACCCTCGGTGCGCTGGCCGGCATCGGATCGTTCGCAGCCGTCGCCGTCGGCGGACTGTCAGTGATCGCTGGTCAGGCCATCAAGTTCCGAGACGCCTTCACGCAGACGACGACGGTCGTCGTAGATGGCGTGGAGACCCAGCGCCGGTCGCTGACCAAGCTGGGCAACGCTGCAGTCGTTCTCGCCAAGATCGGCACGGCCATCGCTGTTTCTGAAGGAATCTTCCAAGCTCTGAACGCTGCTGGCAACGCTAGCGGCGAGCTTGAGGATGCGCTGAACAGGACACTGGTCGCAGCGCAGACAACTGGACCAGGTGTGCTGGATGCGTTCTCTGGCTTGGTCAACGCCGAGGATCGTGTGCTGAGCCTCAGCAAGATCATCACTGACAACGGCACGCAGATCGAGCTGGGCAACGGTCGACTGATCTCCAGCGTCGAGGACACTCAGGCAGCGTTCGACAAGTTGAAGGGTGCCGATCCAGGCCTAGCATCTGCCACGCTCGACGAGCTGCAACGTGTGACCGACGGTCTGGATCGCTCGAGCGGTCAGTTCCAAGCCAACCAGGAGTTCATCGACCGCAACCGTGAGAGCCTGCGGCTGTCCGCTGAGGCTGACGCTACCAAGACAGGAACGCTGGACGCGCTTGCGGGAGAACTTGAGAACACGAACGCACCGGCCGAGGTTCTGTCCACCACCGTCGAAGGCTTGGCAGTCAAGACGGACGAGGCCAAGAACGCCTTCCAGGCGTACAGCGACGTGCTGAAGGCGAACACCGATCCGTTCTTCGCAGTGATCGACGCCGCCGGCGGATTGGCCGACGCACAGCAGAAGGTGGCCGAGGCGTACATCGCACTGTTCACTGACGGTGCGACGGCGCAGGAGTTCGTCGACCTGGCCGACGCCCAGCGGGATGCGGTCGGCGCTGCGGTCGGGCTGGAGTCGACCATCGCTGCCCTGCGAGGCGAGGTTGAGGACGGGAACATCACCTACGGCTCGGCGATCGAGACGCTCGACATCCTGGCGCAGAAGTACCCGGCACTGGCTGCGCCAGGTGGCCCGATCGACCAGGTCAAGAAGGAGTTCTTCTTTGCAGCTTTGGAAGCACAGGGTCTCAGCGAGAGCGCACCTGGTGATCTGCCAGTGTCCGTGAATGTGCAGCCAGTGCTCGACGGCTTGACTCGTCTTTCCGGCGGTTTGTTTGCAGTCAAGGCACAAGCTGACTTGGCAGCTGAGTCAGTCGGCAACGTGGCGATACCTACGAATGTGCAGCCAGTGCTCGACGGCTTGACTCGTCTTTCCGGCGGGCTGGCCACAGTCAAGTCAGCGGCCGACCGTGCGGCTGAATCGGTCATCAATCTGTTTGGTGGGGTGTTTGCCGGCAAGGCTCCGCAGATGAGTGTTGAGGAGCAGAACGCCGCCAACAGAAACGACATTCTGTTCCAAGAGGTCGTCGGCAATCGTGACCTGAACGGCAACGGCATCATCGGCAGGGCCATCGGCGGGCCGGTCGCCAAGGGTCAGGCCGTCCGGGTCGGCGAGGAAGGCCCGGAGCTGTTTGTGCCACGGGTGCCGGGCCGGATCATCTCCAACGGCCAGCTGCAGATGGGTGGCCCGCAGATCATCCAGAACATCACCACACCGGACCCGCTGCAGACCGCCGCCGAGGTCGTGCGACGGCAGCGGGACGCCGAGTTCCTGGCGGGGGTCTGACATGCCGTTCGAGTGGAACAGCGCAGCCGGCGGTCTGACGATCAGCGGGATCAGCCTGACGACGACGTGGTGCAAGGTCATGAACCTGATCGACCTGTGGCTGCCGGCCGATCAGCGCGGCGGCGACCGGATCGTGCCCGGTGCGTCCGGTGCGCTCGCCCAGCAGCGGCGGGACACGGCCACCCGCCGCGGCCTGCAGCTGGTGATCGCCGGGGACGTGACCTACACCGGGTCGACCTCGGGCGACGCCTTCGAGCGGCTGCAGATCAACCTCGACTACCTGCGGGCTAACATCGTTGCGCCGACCGGGACGACGAACGGGACCAGGTCGGCGGTGCTGACGATGCCCGACGGGACGACCCGCACCGAGGACGTGCACGTCACGGGCTTCGACCTCGGCACCTATGCTGAGGATGCCCGCTGGGTTCGTGGGGTGCTGACGGTCAGCATCCCGAGTGGAAGGGTGCAGTGACATGGCGAATGCCGTCTACCCGCTGGCCAAGAAGGCCCTACTCGATGCTGACATCGACCTGCTGACCGACACGATCAAGATCGTCCTGTGCGACTCGGGCTACACGTACAACACGGCCCACGACAACCTCGACGACATCACCGCCGGCGCACGGGTGGCGACGAGCTCGGCGCTGTCGTCCCGGACGACGACCGGCGGGGCGTTCGACGCTGCCGACGTGACGTTCACGGCGCTGACCGGCGACACGGTCACGTCGTGGGTGCTGTTCAAGGACAGCGGCACCGAGTCGACCAGCAAGCTGATCGCCTACTTCGACACGGTGAGCGGCGGTGGTGCGCTGAGCTTCACGCCGTCGGGTGGCAACTTCACGCTGAGCTTCGGCGCGTCGGGCATCTTCACGATCTGAGGTCGCCATGACGACCAGCACGTTCGACACGCTCACCGGCACCGGTGGTCCGGTTGCGTTCACGACGACGGTGGGGGCGACGACCCGCACGTTCGACACGTTGTCGTCGTTGGCGACGCCGCAGCCGTTCACGACGTCGGTGCCGTCGGCGACGTTCACACCGGCCAAGATGCTGGTGGAGGCGTGGTCGGCCGACAACGGCACCTACCTGGGTGCGCTCGACGAGTCCTACGACCGGTCGTTCCAGGACGAGCTGTCGGGGCTGGGGCGGGGCACGGCGTCGGTGCTGTCGTCGTCGGCGAACGCCTCGCTGAACCCGGGTGTGCTGCGGTTCAAGATCGCCACGCCGCAGCAGCTGGCGTCGACCGGTGGCGTGTACGCCTTCGCCTCGAGGGTTGAGCAGAAGCAGTGGCGGTACGGCCAGGACGAGGACGCCGGCCGTGGGTTCACGCTGTCGGGCCGTGGGCTGGTGTCGGCCTGGGAGGACGCGATTGTGTTCCCGTATGGCGGGACCGGGTCCCGGCCGTCGTCGGACAACAGGGCGTTCGGGTGGTTCAGCCCGGAGCTGTCGACGGACGGCTGGCTGTCGGCGACGGTGGCGATCGCCGGTCTGGCACCGAACAGCCGGACGGTCCCGCCGCTGCCTGACCCGTGGTTCCCGCCGCTGGGCTGGACCTCGGACATCCTCGGGTCGGATTGGATCTGGTCCCGGAACGTGTCGACGGGCAGCCCGGAGGGGTCGTCGCTGTTCCGGTCGACGTTCACGCTGGCGTCTGCGGACCGGGTGTCAATCTTCTACACGGCGTCGTCCCGCTGCCGGGTGTGGGTCGACGGGGTGCTCGTCACGCCGGGATGGACCTCGGAGCCCAATGAGGAGTCGTTCATCTACGCCCACCGGGCGACGCCGTACCTGACCGCTGGGACGCACTACATCGCGATTGAGGCCGAGTCACGGGCGTGGACGCCGGCGCTGCCGTCCGTGTGCCGTGGCATCCTGCAGTGCACGGTCTACAAGGGTGGCGGGGTCGGCGGGAACTACGACAACGCCAACCGGCTGCTGGGGACCACGTCGTCGTGGAAGGCGCTCGACTATCCGACCGTGTACCCGGCACCGACTCCGGGCCGCATCCTGCGGGCGCTGCTCGAGGAGGCGCAGGCCCGTGGTGCGCTGACCGGCTGGACGCTGTCGTGCACCGACGCTGTCGACTCGGCGGGCCAGTCGTGGCCGGTGAACCAGGCGTTCACGTTCCGGGTCGGCCAGAACCTCGCCGATGTGCTGCGGCAGATGGCCGACACGTCGATCGAGTACCGGGCGCAGCCTGCGGGTCTGCGTCTCGACGTGTACCGGAAGGGCACGGTGATCGCCCCGAACGCTGCGACGTTCACGATCGGCAGCAACCTCGCCGATCTGGAGGAGGACCAGCCGAAGTGAGCACGATCAAGAACGCCATCCTGACCCGCTACGAGGGCGGCTACCGGACCGACACGGACGCCTCGTCGATCAGCACGAACGGGCGACGGGAGTCGTTCCTGTCGTTGACGTCGACGACGAACAGCGCAGCGACGACGGCTGCCATCGGCGAGTACCTCGACGTGCTCAACTCGGGCATCACGACGGTGCGGGCGGGCCTGCTGCCCACCACAGCCGCTGAGACGCCGTATGCGGGCTCCTGGGGGCCGGGGGCGACGGTCACCGTGCCGAGGCTGTCGAACAGCCTGACGGGCGAGGTGATGCAGGTCAGGTCGATCACGGTCACCGAGGACGACGGGACCGGCGTCCTGTCGTACACGCCGGAGCTGGTGCGTCCTGCGACGACCAGGTTCGAGCAGGCCGACGGGCAGCTGCGCCAGCTGAACGACGGCACGCTCAATGGCCGGTCGGCCGCGGCGACGATCGCCGGTGACATCGACCCGGACGTCCGGGCGGGCCGGGTGCGGACCTTGGAGATCGTGTTCAGCCAGCCGACCATCGAGGTCAAGGACTCGGGCTTCGAGTACCTGTCGGACTACGGCCGCCTGCAGTCGGTGTTCGCCACGCTCAAGACGGCCGGCTCGACTGCCACGACGTTCGTCATCAAGGCCGCAGGGTTCCCGGTGGAGTTCAGCCAGTCGGGCGGCACGTCCTCGACGACGGTGACGATCCCGGCCGGTCGGGACGCCGTGTTCGGCATGACGGTCACGCAGACCGACCTGTGGCCCACCTACTCGCTGCAGATGTCCACGACGGGTGTGGGCACTGGGGCGACCGACTTGGCCGTGAGACTCGTGTTCGGGGAACGCTGAGTCGTGGCATTCACGCCAGCATTCATCGCTGCAGGTGCACCGATCTACGACCCTGCCACAGCGTTCCCGGCCAGCCTTGACGTGGACATTGCCGACCTGCCAGCCGGTATCACCACCGGTGACTTTCTGATGGTCTGCGCCATTGCTGGCGTGGACTACATGCCGACCGGTTTTGTTTCCAGTGATCTCACTGACGCTGGATATCAAGCTGCTGGTGTGAGGAACGCTGGTGGATTCAGCCATTGGCTGTTTGTCTGGCTGGGAATCTATGACCCTGCCGACTTCCCCGTGACTGTTGCCAGCACGTCCACTCCAACAGCAGGCGCATGGCGCATTGAGACTGCCATCTGGCGACCGACTGGTACGGTGCAGGCCCTGAGCTTTCAGTATTGGAAGACTGCAGGCCCGGATGGGTTGGGCCAGTTGCCTGCTGACGGTACAAGCGGCGCTGTTGCGAGCACCGCAGACGGGTTGGTTGTGCAGCTGGCGATGGACGCTACTGACAACATGGGCGCAGTCGTAGATGCTGCAGCGATGACTGAGCGGCATCGGCGGGCAGCCATCACGAACCGAGTGGGCGGTTTCGTGATTGCCGATGTGCAGCAGGGCACAAGATCGAGTGTGTTCGCTACATACGCATCGGGCGAACTGACTGTGCAGTTCACCGTGACTGCTTCCGACACGCCTGGAACGTTCGGCGGTTCGTCGATCAGCGTGGGACGTGCGAGGGCCTGGCGATGATCGGCACGCACCTAGTCGGGGAACGCTGAGTCGTGGCCGGGGTCTATGTCGCCAGCTACACGCCGTCCGGTTCATTCCCATTTCGCCTTGAACGCTTCGACCCACTGACCCTGACGCTCGAGGAATACATCGACGACATGGCGTCACCGGCAATAGCCGCAGGCAACCTGTGGGCTCAGGGTACTGCTGGCAACGCTGGCAATATCTACCGCCTGAATCGTGACGACGTGTCCGATGTGCTCGCAACGGTCAACGTCGGATCAGTCAGTCTCCTGAATGGCACGAATGATCGCCTGTATCTCACTGAGCTGAGTGGCAGCACGAGCAATGATCGAACTGATCGACTGGACCCTGACGACGGGTCGGTCGTCTGGAGCGTCAGTGGCACGGTGTGTGGACCGAACCCGACCAAGGTGATTGACGACGGCATTCACGCCTACGTCGTCAATGCCGACGGTACGGCCAGGACGATCACGAAACTCAACGCCTCGGATGGCTCGTTCGTTGACGACGTGCAGCTGGCTGGCGAGCCATTCGACATGACGCTCGTGGGCACTGATCTGTATGTGCTGCGTGGCACGACCGCAATGGATCGCATTGACACATCGACCATGACTGCGACATCGGGTGTCCTGACAGCAGCCTTGGGCGGTATTGCGACAGATCAGACTGATGTGTTCCTGAGTCAGGGCGGCATCGGCAGCAGCGCCGCTCTCCGCTATGACGTTGGCACTCAGACCACAGCGGAAACACTGTCACTGTCAGCAGGACAAGCCGGGCTAGTCGCTGCGCTTGATGTCGAGTTCTATGCAACTGGATACTCAGGCACAGCCGGATCAGTCACACGGCTGAGTTTGTCTCCACTGACGTTCGAAGACACGACAACTCTGTTCGGCTATCCGCAAGCGATCGCAGTGCTGTACGCCAACCCTGGCCTGTCTGGCATCTTCGTCGGGGCGGTCGTGTTCTAGGCCACGGGTAGACTCAAGCGGGAGGCACGATGGCACGCACAGTCACATTCGACGACGCAGGCGCATACGTCACCTGGACCGTGCGGGAGAACTGCACTTGGACCCGGACGTTCACAGCCACGACCGGCGGCACGGCGATCAACATCTCGGGCTACACGATCACCGCCGAGATCACCGCATCCGAGTCGTCGGCCGCAGCGGTCAAGACGTTCACGGCGACCATCACGAACGCCGCCGCCGGCCAGTTCAAGATCACCGTCGCCGCTGCCGATGCGACCCTCGACGTGGGCCGCTACTGGTGGTCGCTGCAGTGGAACGACGGCTCCAGCGACGTGGCCCTGTGCTCGGGCCCGTTCGTCGTGAAGGACTGGACGCTGTAGTGGCGCTCGAGCTGTCGACGACGAACGCCGATGTGCAGGTCAGGGGAACCGAGGCCCTGTCGACCTTGTCGGTCAACGCCACCACGCTGGTGCTCGAGGTCGCACAGTCCGGGCCGCAGGGTCCTGCGGGTGGTGGTGGGGGCGGCCAGCGGGCCGAGTCGGTGTTCACGACGACCGACCCGTTCACGATCACCGACGAGTCAGCGGTGTCGACGACCGGCGCTGCGGTCACGATGCCCGACGCCGAGGACAACGCCGGCCAGCTGGTCGGCATCAACGCCGCTGCTGTGACGACCACGATCAGTGCGGCCGGGTCGGACACATTCTTCGGGATCGGCTCGACGTACACGCTCAACGTCGGCGAGGTCGTCCAGTTTCTGTCGATACAGATCGGCGGGGCGTGGGGCTGGGCGCTGTCCAACCTGCAGAAGCCCGAGACGACCGATCCGGGCGAGCGTGCATGGCTGGCCGACGCGCTCGACAACGAGCTCGACACGACGACCGCACCGTGGCTGCGCTGCTACCCGACCGCTGCCAGCATGGACGGCGACTACGGCGGCACGTGGCAGATCACGAACGCCAGCACCGGCACGGGCACGCTGCCGGCGACGCCTGACGGCATCGACGTCCGGGCCAAGATCTACCTGCACCGCCCCTACGAGGACTCGGAGCTGGCGGGCACGTCGACCGACTGGCCCTACCAGCGGTACCGGGAGATCCTGACTCAGACCAAGGCGGCGGCCACCGGTGGCGACCTGACCGAGTGGGCGATCCTCCACCCGGACGAGACGTTCACACAGAGCAACCTGCAGGAAGGTGTGGCCGCCTGGTTCTACGAGTCGACCCTGACCGGGGCCGCAGGCGAGTCGGCCGGGTTCTTCTACGACGACGGCAGCCGCCTGATCGGTGTCCCGTTGATCGCCCGGTTGACGCACGACACGGCCACTGAGACGGTGACACAGTGGCGGTGGGTTCCCTACGACACCGGGGTGACCGGCATCGAGCAGACCGACGACGGCTACTGGTGGGAGCCGGTCGCCTCGGAGACGGACGCCCGGTTCGCCAGCATGGACCCGAACGGCGTCGAGACCTGGAAGATCGGCATCCAGAACCGCATGGACGTGGCGTGGATGACGGTCCACGAGTACGGCGGGTCCAAGATCCTCGACATTCAGCCGTCGCACATCGCCACCGCCGGGGTCGGTGCCACGTCCTTCACCGACGGCGTCGGCAACACGATCAGCACCACGGACGGCACCATCGCCATCCCGCAAGGTCTGTCCGGGGCCAAGATCACATCCGGCCTGGTCGCACCGGCCCGGCTCGGCACGGGCACTCCGACCAGCTACACGTTCCTGAACGGGCTCGGCGAGTGGACCGCCGACGTGCCGGTGTACGTACCGGTGAAGAACACCAGCGGGTCGACCATCGCCAAGGGCGCGCCGGTCTACGCCACCGGGACCGTCGGGTCCACGTCCACGGTCGAGATCGCCCCGGCCGATGCGGACAACGCAGCGACGATGCCGGCGATCGGCCTGACCGAGACCAGCCTCGCAGCCAACGCCACGGGCTACGTCACCGTGCTCGGCACGCTGCGAGGCGTCAACACGGCGGCCTATGCGATCAATCAGGCGGTGTACGTCAGCACCACCGCCGGCCAGCTCACCGGGACCAAGCCGACCGGGGCGAGTGAGCTGATCCAGAATGTCGGCCGAGTCACTCGGGTGAACGCCAACAACGGTGAGATCCTCGTCCTCGGTCCGGGCCGGACGAACGACGTGCCCAACGCCATCGACGCCGGGAAACTCACCTCGGGGACGGTCGCCACCGCCCGCCTCGGGACCGGCACCGCCTCGGCCTCGACGTTCCTGCGGGGCGACCAGACCTACGCACGGCCGGTCGTCCAGGCGTACTACGTCACCGGCCGCTACTACTACCCGCCGGGCGTGACGAGCGGTGGCACACGGTCGGTGGCGTCCGGTGCGGCCACGGCGACGCCATACCCGATCTACGACGTCGAGTCCGTCGACGGCCTGCAGGTCGACCTGTCGTCGGCGACGGCATCCGGTCAGGCGATCGACCTGCACCTCATGTCGGCGAACTCGTCGGGTGACCCGAACAGCAGCGTGTTCACGGTCAGCGTCACGACGACCGGCACGGGCACGCAGGTGCTGTCGGCGACCGGCACGGCCGTAGCGGTGAATCCGGGCCTCTACTACGTCGTGGTCCACAACCGGTCGGCGAACGCCCTGACGGCACGGGCAGTGGCTGCGGCGTGCAACGTCCCGCCGATGCCGGCGTCGACCAGCAGCAGCGCCAACCAGTTCAGCGGCTGGCTCAAGAGCCCTGGCACCGGGGCGATCACCAGCTACCCGGCGGTCACGGCCGTCACCGACAACATCAACCAGTCGCCCATCGTCGCTGTGAGGTTCGCATGAGCGGTCACTGGCACTACGAGAACGGCGTGCTCGTCGAGTCGACCGTCGACAACGGCGACGGCACCGGCACCCGCACGACCTACAACGCCGACGGGACCGTGGCGTCGACCGAGGCGCTCACCGGCCTGCCGGTCGTCGTCGACACGCCCGACCCGCTGCGCCAGCTCGCCCAGGCGATCGTCGACGCCACGACGCTCGACGACGTGAAGCCAGCTGCCCAGGCGATCCTTGAGGACGGGCAGTGACATGGGACTGCTACTCGCTCTGACCGAGGGTGAGCGCATCGGCATCCTCGGACTCGTCGGTGTCCTCATCACGGCCGCAGCCTCGATCACTGCGGCGCTCATCGCACACAGGGTGAAGCGTGAGAACAAGGATCAGCACGGCGAGGTGCACGCGCAGCTGACGACGCTGACCTCGAGCGTCGAGACGCAGCACCACAAGGTCGACAGCCTGCGGGGCGACATCGCCGACGTGAAGGCCGATGTCCACACCCTCGCCAAGCGTGTCGACCACGCCCACGAACGGATCGACCACCAGTCGTGGCTACGGCCGGATTGAGGAGGACACCATGAAGCTGTCCAAGTTCCAGCGGGATCTGCTCGAGCGAGCGGCCCGGACGTTCATCCAGGCGGCCATCGCAGTGTTCGCCGTCGAGGTCTCCAACCCGGACGTGTCCCTGGACAGCCTGCAGGCCGCGGCCATCGCTGCGGTCAGTGCTGGGCTGAGTGCCCTGATGGCGCTGGCCGGCAAGACCGTCGGCGACCCGGACACCGGCAGCTGGCGGGAGTCCTGATGGCGACCGGAGCGGACGTGGTCCGCATCGCCTCGGCCGAGGTCGGCTACACCGAGGGGCGCAACAACGCAAACAAGTACGCCGTGGAGAACGGTCAGGCGAACCACCAGCCGTGGTGCGGCAGCTTCACCGATTGGGTGCTGGGCCGTGCCGGCCAGACCGGTGAACCCTCGAGCATCTGGACGCCGTCGGGCCTGCAGGCGTACCGACGACTCGGCCGGGCGATCGACCGCAACGGTCCCGTCCAGCCGGGCGACCTCGTCTACTTCGACTGGCAGGGTGGCACCGATACCAACGGCGTCGACCACGTCGGCATCGTCACCGGGGTCCGACCCGACGGCCAGGTCGAGACGATCGAGGGCAACACGTCGCCGACGAACGCCGGCAGCCAGTCGAACGGCGGCGGCGTGTACCGACGGGTCCGGCCGAGGTCCGTCATCGCCGGCTTCGGTCGACCGGCCTACACGGCGGCATCGACACCACGACCGCCTTCGCCCGACCCGGCGCAGGCCGCAGCGTTCCGGAAGTATGCCGCTGCGGTCAACATCCGGTCATTGACCAAGGCTCCGACGCTGCGTCGTGGCGACCGGGGCGAATCGGTCGCAGCACTCCAGCGGTCGCTGACACTGGCAGCGAACCGGACCGAGCTCGCCCACGACGGCCACTACGGGCCCGCCACCGAGAAGGCGGTCCGTGACCTGCAGCGCATCTGGCGGCTCGAGGTCGACGGCATCGCCGGACCCCGGACCAAGGAGGCGCTCATCTTCCTGCTGGGCCGGATCGAGCGAGGCGAGGCGTGACGAAGGGCGACGACTTGGCTGCGAGCCTCGACGAGTTCGCCGCCGCCAAGAAGTCAGCGCGCCCGTCGGCCTGGTGGTTCACGCTGCCAGAGGAGATCCGGCAAGTGATCGTCGAGTCGACCCACGCCACCCACACGATCGTCGACTGGCTGCACTCCGTCGGATACCCGGACGCCACCTACTCGAAGGTCGAGAACTACCGCCACGGGAAACGGTCGTGAGATGGCCGACCTCGACGAGTTCGCCGAGGAGGCGAGCCGGGGACTGCTGAGACAGCAGAACGCCCGCCTGCGCGCCGAGGTGAAGGCCGTGCAGGCCGAGCTGGACGACGCCCTCGGCCAGCTGCGGGTGCTCGAGGGCATCGACCGGCTGGACCCACGGCCACCGAAGTGGACGAGCCCACGCAAGCCGGGGCCGAAGCAGGCCGTGGTCGTGGCGATGCTGTCCGACACTCACTTCGACGAGATCGTCCGGCCCGAGGACATCGCCGGGGTCAACGCCTACGACCGGACCATCGCCACCCGCCGGCTGCAGTCGTGGGCCGAGCAGCTGGTCAACGTCGCCGAGGTCGGCCCTAAGGCCGACCTGCAGGGCTGCGTCGTCCTGTGGGGTGGCGACATGATGACCGGGCCGATCGACGTCATGCACCTGCAGGAGTCGGCCGACACCATGTTCGGCACGCTGCTCTACTGGTCGGAGCAGCTGGCCGCAGCGTTCACCCTGCTGGCCGACCACTACGGCAAGGTCCACGTGCCGGTCGTCGTCGGCAACCACGGACGCATGGAGAAGCAGAAGCGCACGCACCTGAAGGTCCGGTCGAACCTCGACTGGCACCTGGCGGGCTTGGTCGCCCGGCTGACCGCCGACGACAAGCGCATCACGTGGCAGATCGACGAGGCCAGCGACGCCGAGTTTGAGGTGATGGGTCAGCGGCACCTACTCACGCACGGCGATCAGACCCGTGGCGGCGGCGGCATCGGTGGCATCTGGCCGCCACTCATGCGGCTGCACGCACGCAAGCAGCAGCGCCAGTCGGCGCTCGGTAGACCGTTCGCACACCTCTGGCTGGGCCATTGGCACCAGGCGACGTTCGGGCCGGCGTTCACCGTCAATGGCAGCCTCGTCGGCTATTCAGCCTTCAGCGCCGAGTGCAACTTCCCGGTGGAGCCGCCGCAGCAGGTTGTGGCGATCGTCGACCGGGACCGGATCGTGTGGCGCACCACGATCGTCGTCTAGGCTGAGGCCAAGCATCTCCAGGTGCGGCGGCGACGCCCGGTTCCGGTTTCTCCTTCTGTACCGGGGCCGGGCGTTCGTCTGTCTAGGTCGTTGACATGCGCTCGTGCAGCGGTTAGACAGTCCCACATGAGCACGACCAAGGATCTACGGAAGGCCTGCGAGACGATCGCAGCCGCCACCGAGACACGGGACGACATCGTCGTCGACCTGTGGAAGAACGGAGCCAGCTACCGGGACATCGCAGCCGCATCCGGCGGCAGCGTCTCGCATGGCACCGTGGCCAACATCATCAACAGGAGGAACCCGAAGTGAGCAACATGTTCAACAGCACACACCTGGTCGTCCGGGACGACTGCGACGTGGCCGTCCGACGGGCCGACAACGGTGCGGTCTACATCGAGCTGGACTACTCGACCGAGCAGCGACTGACCCTCAGCGGCAGGCCCGAGGAGCTGACCACGATGTTGCTGAAGGCGGCGGCGCTCGTCATCGAGCAGGCCGAGCGGGTGACGGCATGACGATCCTGTCCGCACTCGCCGAGGTCGCAGCGGTCACGGCCTTTCTGCTGATCGTCCTCGCCGCCAGCTACGTCCTGTGCGAACGCACCGGCCTGAACGCCCGGTGGCGTCGCCACATCCAGCCGGACCTGACGGTGCGCCGGCCGTCGGAGTCGCCGACCGAGCTGTACCTCCGCCGGCAGCGTGAGCAGGCGACCGCCTGGCAGGAGGTCGACCGATGAGCGGCACCGATCGTGCCGTGGTGGTGCAACGAGTAGCACGCCTGCCATTCCCGGCAGGAGATGGCGGTGCAAGTCCGACCCCACGGCTCCAGTTCACACACGCAAGCGTCGACGAGGTCAATGGGCTGCTCGCAGCCGAGCACTACCTCGGGCCTGTGCGTTCGGCTCGTCGCTGCTTCGCTGGATGGGTCGACGATGTCATGGTCGCCTGCCAGGTCTGGCGCTGGCCGACTGCTCGCATGTTGCCGAGCGATGGCTCATGGCTGGAACTGTCCCGGTGGTGCCTGACTGCTGACGCCGGACGGAATGCCGGCAGTCGCATGATGGCGTGGGCACGGCGTCAACTGGCACGGACTGACCACACCGTGACGACGCTGGTTTCGTACTCAGACCCGATTCACGGCCATACGGGGGCGCTCTACAAGGCGAGCGGCTGGACGTACTCGCCAACACACCACGGCCAACGGTTCGACGCCAATGGCCGGGGCTACCCGTCAGGACATGGATCGTGGGACGGAGTCACCACGCAGGGGCCGAAGCATCGGTGGACGTACTCGCTGCGAAAGCAGGAGGTCGACCGATGAGCGACGACCAGAAAACCGAACAGACGCCGACAAAAGTGAGCGACGACGAGTTCGACATCGCCGACGTCAACACGGCGCTGTTCGACGCCCTGCATCTGCTGGCCCGCATCGACGGCGACCTGGCGACCGTCGCCGGCAAGGCCGGGCTGGTGCCGACCGACGAGGTGCCGGACCTGCTGGCGCTCGCTGCGGAGATGCAGCAGAAGGCTGCCGACGTTCTCGCCCGTGTGCGGCACATCGCCATCATTCACGCCGAGGGCGCAGGCGGTACGATCACGTCGCCGACGACCGGCGTGACCTGGCAGGTGACGAAGCCGCAGGGGCGGTTCTCGAAGGGCGGCATCGTGCGAATGATGGACGTCGAGGTCGACCGGTGATCCGCCGACAGCATCCCGCCGAGCGTGCCCGTGAGCGGGTCGCAGACACGATCGTGACGACCGAATGGTGGGAGGCCGAGCGTGCCGCCGCCCGCCGGGACCGGGCCGTCAAACGCCTCTGCCACACCCTCGCCTGGTGCGTCGTCATCCTGACGGCGACGGTCATGGTCGTCATCGTGGCCGACACGATCGGAGGCCGGTGATGGCGAAGAAGAAGCCCGAAACGTTCCACTGGTCCCGTGAGGCCCGACGGGTGCAGGTGCTCGGGGCCGACAACATCAGGGTCTCCGACCATGAGGGCCTGTCGTGGGTCCTCGACGGACGCCAGGTCGACTCCGCCCGCAAGGTTCAGACGCTGCTGGCGATGGTCGGCGAGGCCGACCCCGAGTGCCGTGACCGCATCTACGCCGAGCTCCCGGAGCAGTGGCGTGAGCGGGCCGACCGTGTCCTGTCCGACGAGGAGGCGTCGTGAACCCGCTCGACGACCACGGGACCCGCATCGCCGAGACGTTGTGGGCCGAGATCAAGCGCGTGTCCCGCCAGCGTGACCAGCTGCTCGACGCCATCGCCGCCCACCGGGCCGTGTGCATGGCCGAGGACACCGACGACGACACCCAGCATGAGGCCGACCTGGCGCTCTGGCATGTCGCAGCAAGGATGCGGGACCAGTGAGGGAACACGGCACCTACACCTGCTATCGGTGGGGCCCGGAACCCGGACAGGACTGGCGGCGGGGATGCCGCTGCCTGCCGTGCACCGATGCTGCGGTCCTCTACAACAAGCTCAGCGTGCGACGGCGCATCAACGGCATCGACACCCTGTTCGACAACACCGAGGCCCGTGAGCACCTCAAGTTCCTGCGAGCCAACGGGGTCGGCCTGCGGACCGTCTCCGAGCAGAGCGGCATCGGCAGGACCGCACTCGCGCAGATCATCAACGGTCGCACCAAGCGGGCACGGGCCGAGACGATCGCCAAGATCCTCGCCGTCGGCACCCATGTCCGGGCACCGGGGGCGCTGGTCGACGCCACCCGGACGTGGGAGTTGATCGAGGACATGCTGCGCTACGGCTACACGAAGGGCGACCTGGCGAGGCGGCTCGGCAGCGAGTACGAGAAGCCGGCGTTGCAGATCCAGCGGGACGTGGTCCTGCAGTCGACCGCCGACAAGGTCGCCGAGCTGCACGCCCAGCTGGTCGGGACCGAACGGGAACTGATGCGGGCACGACAAGCCAAGCTTCGGCAGCGTCGACGGGAGGAGGCCGCATGAGCGGTGCAGCAGCACGCATGAAGGGCATCCGGTGGGAACGGGCGGTCGCCAAGTACCTCGGCACTCACACGACCAGGTCGACCCGGCCGGGCGTGCACGACGACGCCGGCGATGTGGTCATGCACAACGGGCTGCTGCTCGAGTGCAAGGACCATGGCGCATGGCGGGTACAGGAGTGGTTCGCCCACATCGAACGGAAAGCCGGGCCCGACGAACGGCCTGCACTTATCCTGAAGCGACGCCAGATGGCGACGGCCGAAGGCCTCGTCGTCATCCGGCTCGGTGACCTGGACCTGAACGACCTGTGAGCACATGTCGAAACCTGAGCCGCATGAGTACGCAGTGCACGTCGGCGCACAGGACAAGGCCGACCGTGTCGACCTGCTCGAGCTGCTGGCCCTGCTGCGCCGGGACTGGTGGGCCGACGCCGCCTGCCGTGGCGCTGGGCCTGTCATGTTCCCGAGGCGTGACCGGCCCGAGGACGTCGCAGCCGCCTACGCCTACTGCGACCGCTGCAGCGTCATCGAGGAGTGCCGTGACGCCGGCCTCGGCGAATCCAACGGCGTGTGGGGCGGGCACTTCCGGGAGCCGCACCGGAGCCGTCGCATGACCGTCGGCAACTGCCTGCTGGACGGTCGCTGGTGGTCGAGCTCGGATCTGGCCCTGACCGTCGGCCGGTCCGAGGCGCACATCCGGGCGCAGATCAAGAAGCTCGGCAACCGGTGGCGCATCGAGAAGCGGACCCGTGGCGGACAGGTTCAGTACCGGAAGGTGGCCGAGTGACCGGGCCCGAGCTCGAACGCCGCATCCGTCTCACCGGCCTGACGTTCGCAGAGTTCGCCAAGCTGGTGCCGGTCAGCCAGTCAGCCCTGTACGCCTGGAGGCGGGAGATGCAGCGGCCCGGGGTCGCTGTCACAGCCCGTGTGCAGACTGTGCTCGAGACGTTGGAACGCCAGCGGCTCGCAGAACTGCTAGAGATGTACCCACAGAAGGAGACAGAAGGTGCCAGTCCACGACGACGAACATGACGCATGGCTTGAGTGGCGCAGGGGTGGCATCACCGCCACCGAGGTCGCCGACGCCTGGTCAGGCAGCTACGGCGGTGCCTACTCGGTGGTCGGCCGCAAGCTCGGCCTGATCCCACCGCCCGAGCAGACCACGGCGATGGAACGCGGCCAGCGGTGGCAGGAGACGATCGCCGATGCAGTGCACGCCCTCACCGGCCTGTACGTCGTCGGCGAGGAGACGTGGTGCGAGCACGTCGACGAGCGCCGGCACCGGGCGACGGTCGACGGGTTCCTGGCACCGGTCCCGGACTGCGACATCGACGACGTGACCGCAGTGCTCGAGGTCAAGACCACGGGCGTCGGTGTGCGCCACAACCTGGAGCGGACCAAGGCGCAGGTGCAGTGGCAGATGCATGTCACCGGCGTGCCACGGGCGGTCATCGCCATCGCCACCATCGACGACGTCGACGACGTGTGCGAGGGCATCCGCATCGTGCGGATCGACCGGGACGAGATGATCGCCGACCAGCTCGTCATGGTGGCCGACCGGCTGCTGGTCCACATCGACGCCGGCACCCTGCCCGAGCCGCAGGACGGCAGCGCCCTCGACGACGTGAAGGTCGTCAACGCCGTCGCCGACCCGGACGCCGACACCGTCGACCTGGCGTCGCTGGTCGAGGTCGTGCAGGTGCTCGACGAGACGAAGGCTGCCATCAAGGAACTGACCGACCGCCAGAAGGCCGCAGAGGCGGTCCTGCGGGACGCCATCGGCGCTGCCACCGTCGGCGTCTGCGACGGCTACCGGGTGTCGGTGTCACAGCCTGCGATGACACTGACCGCCGAGGCCGAGACAGCGATCCTGCTGGAACGGCCCGACCTCGGCATGACCACACTCGACCGGACCAAGGCCAAGACCGAGGCTCCCGAGCTCTACGAGGCGCACCGGCAACCCGTCGGGGCCCGTAGGTTGACCATCAGGCACACCACAGAAGGAGACAGGACATGAGCAAGATTCTCACCACCCGTCAGGCGCAGCCGCCCGCTGTGCAGCAAGCGAGCCACGACGTGGAGATGGCCAAGGCCACCGCCATCGCCAAGGCCGGCGACCTGCTGCCACGGACCTACCGGGCGAACCCCGGCGCGGTCCTGCTGGCCATGGATTGGGCCGACCGTGTCGGACTGTCCGTCATGGACGCCATCCACGGGGTCGCATGGGTCCAGGGCAAGCCGGTGATCGACGCCACGCTGCTGCGGGCCCTCGCCACACGGGCCGGGTACCGGGTGCTGGTCACCGAGGCCAGCCGGGAGTCGGCCACCGCCAAGGTGATCCTGACCTCGACCGGCGAGACCCTCGGGACCGTGACCTACACGATGGAGGACGCCAAGACCGCCGGTTTGGCCGGGAAGTCCAACTGGAAGTCCAACCCGGAGGACATGCTGGTTGCCCGTGCGACCAGCCGGGCGGTGCGCCGCTACTGCTCGGACGCTCTGGTCGGCGGTGCGCTCACCGAGGACGAGGCCGAGGTGCTCGAGGTCGACGTGCCCACGGTGACCGTCACCGCACCGGTCGTCGAGGTCGACGACTCCGACGTGACCGACGCCGAGGTGGTCGAAGTCGCCGAGGTCGTCGAGGAGCCCACACCAGCACCGACGCCACCGACGCCGCCGGCGAAGGTCGCCACCGGCGACACGCCCGCAGCACCGCAGCTGCGGGGCACCGCACGGGCGGCGGTCGACATCGCCAAGGGGCAGGGCATCTACAGCGAGATCGCCGAGGCGCTCAAGGCCGCCGACATCCCGCTGTCGTCGCAGAAGTGGACGGCGTCGCAGTGTGAGCAGGTGCTGGCGATCGTCGCCGCGGTCGCCCCGACCGACGACACCACCGAGGAGGCCTGACATGGCAATGACCGCAGTCACCATCGTCGGGAACCTGACCCGTGACCCCGACCTCAAGTTCACCGGCTCCGGGCTGGCCATGTGCACGTTCGGCCTGGCCGTCAACAACCGCAAGAAGGACGAGAGCGGCCAATGGGTCGACGGTGACCCGTCGTTCTACGACGTCGTGTGCTGGCGTCAGCTCGCCGAGAACGTCACCGAGTCGCTCCCGAAGGGCACCACGGTCATCGTCGTCGGCAAGCTGCGGCAGCGATCCTGGGAGGCCGACGACGGCAGCAAGCGGTCGAAGGTCGAGGTGCAGGCCGAGCACGTCGGCCCGGCGCTGAACTGGTCGACCGCCGAGGTGCACCGCAACGAGAAGCGGACCGCACCTGTCGCAGCCGACGAGGAGCCGTTCTGATGGCCACGATGCACTTGCCGCCGCTGCAGCGCAGCACGTTCGACGAGGCCCGGAGGGTGCACTGCACCCTCCACAAGCGGCATGTCTGGACCCGCACGATCTGGACGTCGGGACCGTCGCAGCTGTGCGACCAGTGCTACCGGGTGCTCCGCCATGGCTGAGTACGACCGCCTCATGGGCGTGAAGGGCCAGCTGGTCCGCTGGCTGCGCTACGAGCCACGGGCCGAGGCCGACGTACTCAAGCTCACCATCGACCAGGTCGCCGAGCTCGAGGAGCAGCTGCAGTACGCAGTGGACACGATCCTGCGCCAACGAGCCCAGCTGCAGGAGTACCGCAGCGAGGTGCGCCGGCTGAACGTGCTGGTGCACCAGCGGGGCTGACCACAACCCACAACAGAAGGAGACGAAGTGACTGCAAGTGACTCGCTGCCGGTGCATCTGGCCGCTAATGCCTTCCCGATGCATGGCGAAGACGAGCTGAATCGGTTGGCCGTCGGCATCGCTCAAAACGGACTGCTACACCCGATCGTGATGACGCCGGACGGTGAGGTCCTTGATGGACGGAACCGGCTCGCTGCGTGCGCTTTGGTGAAGGTCGAACCCACCTTCGAGGTTTACGAGGGTGACCCGTGGGCCTACAGCCGGGACGTCAACTTGAACGTGAGGACGATGTCGACCGGTCAAAAGGCCGCATCGTGTGCCCTGTCCTTGATTGCTGAAGGCAAGCGCAAGGACGGCCGATGGGCACGGGGCAGCGTGCCAGGGGACCAGGGCGACAACCGAGAATCTTCGGTTAGCGATGCATGGGAACAAGCGATGCGTCAGGCCGGGTTCGTGGCCGACTGGTCCGAGAACCTGGATCTGTTGCTTGGCGTCCGAGATGGTCGGATTGCCCTTGATGCCGCCTACAAGAAGGCCAAGGCCCGCAAGGACAAGGCCGACCATGACGCAGCGCAGGCCGCTAAGGCCAAGGAGCGTGAGATTGCTGCCAACGACGCTGAACTGGCGAGCTTGCTGGGTCTTGCACATAACCAGCTCACCTTGGATCTGTCGCTGATCGACGCAGCCGAGGACTTGGACAACTGGAAGGGAGTTCGCAACTTGGCTCCCAAGATGATCGCAATGTGGACCCGAATGAAGGAGAAGGCAGATGCCCTCTTGGAAGACTGAAGCACTCAAGAAGATGGATGAGCTCGTCAATGACGGCCTGTCCCTCGAGGATGCCGCACGGGAGATGGTGCTGGAATACAGCACCGAGATCCTGTGGGATGCGGAGCATCGCCTGATGGTGAACCTCAACAAGCAGCGCCAGCGCACGTGGGCCGAGCCGCCTGACGACATGGAGCAGTTGCGGTTCGATCTCAACGGCATGGAGGTCGCTATCCCGGAGACACCGGTCAGGTATGTCGACGGTGACGGCGAGGTCCGCTACAAGCCTGCCAGGTTGAGCAACGCCAATGAGCGTCAGGACAGCATCCAGGCGCGCATCCAGCATCACCTGTCATGGGTTCGTCGCAGCGAGACTGAGCACGCGCGAGAGCTCGAGCAGACCGCATACCTGATCGGTCAGGGCTTCGACGCAGACATGACGTGGGACGAGATCCGGCACGCTGACACCATCTGCGGCCGCTGTACGGAGGGCTGGCGTCCCGGTGATCCTTTCGAGCTCGGCCACTGCGACAAGCCGGCGTCACAGGGCGGCAGGAAGGTTCAGTGGGAGCACCGTTCGTGCAATCGGATCGAGGGAGACAACCCGGTGCCATCAGTCGACGACTGACAATCGGACAACAACAGAAGGAGACAACCGATGACCGATTCACTGTTCGACGTCGTGTGGGACGAGCCAGCACCGAAGGCCCGGACCGGCGACCCTGACACGTCGCACGCCGCAGCCCGCAGCCTCGACAACCTGACCGAGCGCAGGCAGGCCGTGTGGGCCATCCTGCTCGAGCACGGGCCCATGACCGACGAGGTGCTGCTGGCTATCTATGAGCAGTTCGCCGACGACGGCCTGGTCCCGCCGCAGTCGCCGTCCGGTGTCCGCACCCGCCGCAACGAGCTCACCAAGCGCGGCTTGGCAATCGACACCGGCCAACGGGCCAGCACGATGTCCGGTCGACAGGCCATCGTCTGGCACGCTGTCCAGCCATGACGTGGGTCAAGATCGACGACTTGGTGACCGAGCATCCCAAGTGCGTCGGACTGTCCTGCGAGGCGTGGACGATGTGGCTCCACGGACTCACCTACAGCTCGAGGAACCTCACCGACGGGGTCATCCCGGACGCCATCCTGAACCGCATCAGCCCGTGCCGGCGACCCAAGAAGGCGGCCGCCGAACTGGTCGCCGCAGGGCTCTGGGAGCGCATCGAGAACGCTCATTCTGTGCACGACTATGCAAAACACCAGCGCACAAGGGACGAGGTACAGAACGCCCGAGCGTCAGCGATCGAACGCCAAAAGCGCAGCCGGGAACGCCGACAGGCCAGCAACGGCGGGGATTCGTCCGATTCTGTCGCGGTCATGTCACAGCGCGACACGGGCGTGAGTCACGCCACCCGTCACAGCCCTGTCACCGCGCAAGAGTCAGAGACAGAGTCAGATACAGATAGTGGTAACACTCTCCTGAAAGACGCAACCACGGCCGACCCGCACGTCACCGGGAAGGCCAGGGCCATCGTGTCGAAGGTCCGTACCGCAGCGTCAGCCGCCGGCCGTCACGACGTGGACGCACTCGTCGGCCGAGCCGCAGCGCAGGTCACGTCGCTGCTCGAGCAGCATCCCGACGCACCCGACCAGGTCGTGGTGGGATACTTGCTGGGTCAGGGCAACAACCTGCGCCACTACCGACGGGCCGACCATGACGACACAGCTGACCGATGACCAGCACCACATGATCGCCGTCACCGCCGGCGTCTCGGCACGGGAAGCGGCCAAGCACCTGATGACCACCACCCGGATGCTCGCAGCCCTCAACCTGTCGACCGGCTGGCTCACCGAGACGTACCAGCTGCTCGCCGACCTCGCCCACGAACTGGACCCCAACATCACGCCGTACCCGAAGGTCGTCGATGGCCAGGCTTGACCCACCGCACAAGGTGCTGCTGGTCGAGTGGCTCGACGCCTCCGACGCGTTCCCGGCCTGGGCCAAGGCAAGCAGCGTGCGACGCTCCGACCGTGAGCGTCTCGTCACGTCCGTCGGCTACGTCGTCGAGGACAACGACGACTGGCTGACACTCGCCACGTCCTGCTGCGACGGGGACGAACCCGACGAGGACTACTACGGCGGCGGCATCCACATCCCACGGGTGCTCGTCCGTCGCACCGTCGAGCTCGACCGGTGAGCAGGCACAGCGCCAAGGGCCGCACCTACAACCGGCTGCGGGCCGAGTGGCTCGCCACGGCCGACCACGGCTGGATCTGCCACCTGTGCGGCCGACCTGTGCAGCCTGACCTGCCACCGCTGCACGACCAGGCACCGACGATCGACCACATCATCCCGACCTCACAGGGCGGGTCGAAGCTCGACACCCGCTACTGGCAGCTCGCGCACTTCGCCTGCAACCGCCGGCGGCAGAACGCACCGCTGTACCAGCCGCCGACCGGAGCCACCCGACGCTGGTGACCACGGCCCGTGGTGGCCTGTGGACAACCCTGTGGACAACCCTGTGGACAGGCTGTGGACAACCCTGTGGACGACCGTTTCTAGGCACCCCCGGGGGCGCAGGACGGTACGTCAGATTACTGGAAGTGCTTGAGTGCCACCACGGCGGGCCAAGATCCCGAGGACACTCCGGCC